AAATTTACAAATTTTATGAAAGGAGGTTTCTTTATGAAAGAAACCAAGTTACAATCTGAAATGTTAGATATTATTGCTAACAACAACGGACTTAAGATGTACCTGAGCGGCCTTTCCAAAGGACGTACAGCGACACCAAGGTCCAACCTTTACAACATGGAAGGTAAAACTCGCATGTTGGCACCTGATGAGATTCTCGCAGAGTGGATGAAGCAGTTGAAGTCCTTAGAAAATAAGGATTCCTTCTGCAAGAATGTGTTCCAATTTGATTCTCATCAGCTTGAGAAGTGGGGTCCGCAGGGAGAGGTGGCTCCAATCGAGGACTTGTTGGAAGATATAGTCTATCCTACTTTCTCCGGTAGTGAAAAGATTCCAGCAGCCTTTTCAACCCCTGAGTGGCAGCAGGCTAAACGTGAGGTAGTGCGTAAATTGCACCGCTTCGGATGCGTTGGCTTAAGCCCAGTACCCTATCGTCGCGTAATTGATGACATGCGCGCTCGAGATACTCTCGAGTCGAATTCTGGATGGCCTCTATTCACCAAGAGACACAATCCTGAAGTCATTGAACAGTCTATCCAAGAGGCTGAGAATGGTCTATGGAAAACCTATCCTGCCATAGCTCTATTTAGAAATTACAATCGCAAAACTCGTTTGGTTTGGATGTTCCCAATGAGTGCGAACTTGGTTGAGGGTTCCTTCTTCCAGCCCTTGCTTCATATCCTCGTAAAAGCGGCAAGAGAGCATAAACCCGGGGCTGAATTTCTATCGCCTTGGGTTGGTTTTGAAGAAGTGAGAGAGGTAGTATCGACTGCATACAGCATGGGTTATTCTATCGCTGCATCAGACTTTAGCTCGACAGACGCACATTTCCAGCTGGCGGCAACCATGGAAGTATTCGATGTAATCAAAGAGTGCTTCCAGCCACGGTTCCGCGACTTGTTGCGCGAGTCTATGGTTTACATGCACAAGATTCCTCTTATTATCTCAAGCGATTCAATGCTTGAAGGTGATCATGGTGTATCTTCCGGCTCCAACTGGACTAATTATGATGAAACAATTTTCGATTGGATCTTGGCGGAGTACGTTGCCATTGTTACAAAGAAGTTCTTTGGCCTTTACGCAATTGGTGATGATATGTCATGGAAAACAAAGAAATATGATCCTAAGTTCGCCGAGCTTTTAGAGGAGTTCGGAAAATCTGTAGGTCAGCAGATTAAAGCAGATAAGACTACTAACGACCCTGACAAAGTTGTTAGCCTACAGCGTCTGTTTCAAAAGAACTACGTTCGTCCAGACGGGTTAAACAGAGCAGTTTATCCTACCATTCGTGCTCTAAAATCGCTTGTTTATCCTGAACGGTTCCACAAACCTGAGCTCTGGTCAAAGGACATGGAAGCTGTCCGTGCTATCATGATTCTTGAGAACTGTGTTGACCATCCTCTCTTTGAAGATTTCTGTAAATTTGTGGTAGCAGGTGATCCTCATATTAAAGAGTTCTGCGATTATTCACCTTCCCTGCAACAGAAGCTTCTCCGGAAGTCAAAACTTGTCCCGGGCTTGAATCCAACGTATAATCAGGAGCGTAGAGATTCGGGTATATCATCATTTGAAAGTGTGAAATTCATTAGACAAATGTGATAGACGAG